TGCCCTTTGACAAGCCCTTGATGCCCAACACGCAAAGCGTGATGAAACGGATACACGCTGGTCAGAGCCACTATCACCTAGGTAGCTACCCCTAAGATCACGGGGCGCACTAGTGCCCTGAGCTGCACATTCACCGTGTTCGCCCAGCTCAGAGCGCGTGTCCACCAGGCACGCGCGTAGTAGTAACCACGCGCGCACGTACACACGTTCAATCCCCCCTCGTGTGGGCCTTCTCTACCAATCCTATAGGGCTTGGACAGCAGTGGTCTAAACCAATTGGTCACATTGTCTAGACCAATTGCATATGTGGTCTAGACCTGCATGTCTAGTACCATCCCAACACGTCAACAAACACGTGTCATACGCATGACAACGGCCTAACAATGGCTTGACATGTGCCACATACACAGCGGATGCCAACCTGTTGACGCCTGCACATGTGAACACTCGCTAACTCAAGGGGTTGATCGAGTAATAGATCATCGTGGCTGTGGGACTTACATGTCAACCGGCTGATGTTAAACCATTGACGGTGCTGTGCTGTGCAGCACACCTCAAAAATTTTCCCAAACAAAACTAGGTCGGTGTCCTACTGTGTCCGGGTCTGTATGGATCTTACTGTAACAGTTTGGTAAAGATTTTGGAACATGGCGTGCAAGGGGTCCGTGCACATGGGCTATATATAATGAAGGGGTTTTTATAGAACTCGTTCGGAACCTGTTAAGGTTCCTTACTCGAATGACTCCCCCAAGGGGGATAGCCCTGTCCTCCTAACGGAGGTACTTTATCCCGTGGAAGTCAGGCTCCGGAGCGGAGCTCCAGAGCTTCCAGCAAGGGGGGTATGGGGGGAATGCAAGGACCCCCAAGGGGTACTAATATAACTGGAGATCATATTGCCTAGGATTTTGACCACCCGGGACAAGCAAGATATCGTTTTGCAGAAGCTCAATATGGGCTGGTCTATTGCCATGGCGTGTGAGGCTGCCGGTATTTCCGAGAACACCTACGAGTACTGGAAGAGCGGTTCCAAGGGAGCCGGTGGCTCCTACAACGCCAGACAGTTCACCGTGGAAGTAGAGCGCATCCGTGTAAAGCAGGCGGGTGGGCGCCCTACTGAGGTACCCGAGTTCGAAGAGTTCTCTGCTGTGTACATGGGCAACCGTTTGTTTGACCATCACCACCAGTGGCTAGACTTGCTTGAGGGCCGTGAGCCCCGCAACCTTCATCCGGCCCAGCACTACGTGCCAGGCCACAACAACCTACTACTTATTAACACGCCACCTCACCATGCAAAGAGTGAGTTGTTTTGTCAGAACTACGTGACATGGCGAATCGTCCAGGATCCGAACATCCGCATCCTTCTGGTGTCTGCCTCGGCAGACCGTGCGAAGAAGAACCTGGACGGTATTAAGAACAGACTCGACAAGGACATCATGGCCTACTCGGATCTCAAGCGGGACTTCGCTCCCGCTGAGGGATTCAACGGCAATGGTGCCAAGTGGACGTCTGACATGATTTTGATCAACCCGGATCTGAGAGACCGCAATACCTCCGGTCACCCTACGGTGCAGGCTCTCGGTATCCGCAAGAAGATTTATGGTGCGCGTGCTGACCTCATCATCCTTGATGACTGCTGCGACCTTGACAACGCACATGAGTACCAGAAGCAGATCGAGTGGATTCAGGCGATTATCAACTCCCGCCTTGAGCCGGGAACCGGCAAGCTAATCATCGTTGGGACCCGCCTGGCCGCTCAGGATCTCTACTCCGAGATCATGAAGCCCGAATGGTATGTATCCGGTGAGTCACCGTGGACGTACCTTTCCCAGCCCGCTGTGCTGGAGATGAAGGATGACCCCAAGGATTGGGTGACTCTCTGGCCCAAGACGAACGTCAAGCCTGGCGGCTTGGTGAACGTAGAGCCGGATGAGAACGGCTTCTATCCTATGTGGGATGGTCCCATGCTCGCTGAGAAGCGCAACAACATGTCCGCAGAGATGTGGGCTCGCGTGTACCAGCAGCAGCAGATTTCCCAGCACACTACGTTCACACAGAGTGAGATTGACGGGTGCACTAATGGACTCCGCTTCGCAGGTCCCATGGTGGCAGGGCAGCGTGGCCATCGCCCAGAGGGCATGGCGGGTTTGTATGTTGTCGCTGGCCTTGATCCTGCTGCCACTAACTTCACTGCTATGGTGGTTGTCGGAGCTGATCTATCGACGGGTCGAAGATATGTACTTGACGTATGGAACCAGCACGGCGCCCTCCCGGCGCAGACAAGCGCGGTGATGAAGGAATGGACAAGACGCTATGGCGTCGCCGAGTGGCGAATCGAAACGAACGCCTACCAGCAGTCGATTCTCCAGGACGAGGATCTTCGCTCATGGATGTCAGCGCGTGGCGTGAGGATGTCCTCGCACACAACTGGCCGCAACAAGTGGGACGCCCAGTGGGGCGTCGCTACTATGGCAAACTTGTTCAAGGGCTACGAGCAAGGCTGGGCCGCAATCGAGCTACCGTCTCGCAGAGGCCACAGTGGAGTCCAGTCCCTTGTGGAACAGTTGGTTGCCTGGTACCCTACTCCGTCCATGACCAAGGCTCCTGTCCAAGACTGCGTGATGGCGTTGTGGTTCGCGGAGATCCGCTGTCGCGAACTCCTGGATCAAACGGAGTCTTCGACGCACTGGGACGACGGATTGACATCACCTCGTGACCGCGAGGAACAGGTAGTAATTAATATTGACTGGTACACCGCATCTCAGGGCGGCTTCGTAGAAGCCCCTGTCCGTGAAGACCCGGTGGTTAACAATGCCCGCTGGTGGGAGTGGTAGTGGCTGATATCGTAACCATTGCGAAGAAGGTGAAGAGCCTCCGTGATCGCAATTACCCAAGAGACCTGCGCATGTCGCAGGTACGCGCGGTCCGAGCTTCCGAGCTAGACCGCGTTGCTCCCGGCCTTCTGGCCGACGACTTCCCCAAGCCGATCGTGAGCAACATCATTAACGTCGCGGCACAGTACTCCGCAGAGCAGATCGGTATCATCCCGACTGTCTCCTGCACCACAGGAGTAATGGTCTCCGACCGTGAGAAGAAGTACGCGATGCGCAGAACGCTCATCGCTCACAACTACATCGACAACAGCCGCATTAAGATCAATATGGTCGAGGCGGCTGACTGGCTGAACACCTATGCGTTCCTGCCACTTATCCTAGAGCCTCACTTCGGTGATGCCTATGCGCCAGCCGGACCAAGACTGAGATTCGAGAACCCGCTAGGGTCCTACTACGATCTTGACGTCTATGGCCGCTGCCGCTGTTTTGCCAAGGTATACGATTCGGACATTGACTCCTTGTCAGTGAAGTTTCCACATCTCGCTTCTGCACTTAGAGCAGGAGCTCCGTCTGAGTCCAACACCAAGATCGAGATGATCACGTACTACGATGACAATGAAATTGTCACGTACCTACCATCACGTGAGAACCTGGTCGTTGCCCGTATCGCTAACAAGTTCGGGCGCTGTCCTGTGTTCGTCGCTGAGGCTCCGAAGTTTGACGAAGAGTCACGCGGAGCGTATGATGACGTGATCTGGATTCAGATCGCCCGTGCCGTGTTCGCACAGTACGGTATGGCAGCAGCTAAGAAGAGCGTCAATGCTCCTCTTATCATCCCTCCGGATGTCAACAGTATCTCCTTCGGTCGAGACCGTGTGATCCGTACCGCCATGGGCGAGAAGATCCATTACGCGGCAATGGAGATGAGCCCCGCTGCATGGCAGCAGGGAGAGCTCCTTAACCAGGACGCCACTGTTGGTGCCCGATTCCCAGAGGGCGCAACAGGAAAGTCCCCCGGCTCTATCGTTACCGGTCGCGGTATGGAAGAGCTCATGGGTACGATTGACAGCAAGGTGCGCACCTACCAGATCATCCTAGGAGATCTCCTACGCAGAGCTATCGGCTCTGCCTTCGAGATGGACGAGAAGTTCTGGCCCAACAAGATGCGCTTCCTACGCGTACAGGTGAATGGACAGACCTTTGAAGAGTCTTATATCCCGAGTCGCGACATCAAGGGTATTTACCAGGTTGACGTTACCTATGGTATGGCTGCTGGTATGGACCCCAATCGTGCTCTTGTCTTTCTTCTACAGGCCCGTGGCGACAAGCTCATCTCTAGGGACTATGCTCTTCGTCAGCTCCCCTTCGATGTTAATGTTGATCAGGTCATGGAGCAGATCGATACGGAAGAGCTTACGGATGCTCTCAAGCAGATGATGGCTCAGTACGCCATGTCGATCCCGATGATGGCAGCACAGGGAGCGGATGTAACAGACGCAGTAACCAAGTTCGCTAAGGTTATGGATGCCCGCGAGAGCGGCATCCCGCTACACAAGGCGATCTTGAAGGAGTTCACTGCACAGGCTCCACAGGGGCCACCAGGAGCCGATCAGGGCCAGCCAGGTATGGCGGGGCCAGGCGGACCTCCGGGAGCGCCACCGGGCGCCCCAGGCCAGATGCCGATGCCACAGGGCGGCGGCGGACAGCCAGACATCATGCAAATGCTCGCGGGCCTCTCCGGTGGCAGTGGGCAACCGAATATGACCGCTAATGTGAAGAGGCAGATCCCAAGTGGGTAATCTAGTTGCTGTCGATCATTTGATCAAGGCCCTGAAGGCCGAGGGGATCAACCCCGACACTGATAAGTTCAAGAGAGCACTGCGCCGTGCGTCCAACCCTGGCGGCTGTGCAGACTGTGGTGCCAACACGCGCATCGCTATCCCTGTAGACCCAGAGGACCCCGAGGGTCCACACAAGACCGCGTGCTGCGGAAAGAAGGCATTCTAATGGCTACACCAGGTGGTCGTCAGTGGTCCGTACCGGACTTCAGTGACGCAAATCCTCCGACCCCACCCAAGCAGGGTGACAAGGGTCCAGTTTACTACACCTACCCAGACACCTTCGAGTCTGGCTCTGTACCCGCGAACACGGGCGCGATTGAGTCTAACTGGATGGGTCTCATTGACAGCGATGGCCTAGACGGCACTACGCTGGACTTCTCTGCTATGGCCGGAGGCACTGGTGTCTCCAATGGCTGGGGTGGGGAGAACATCCGTGGATTCCGCTCTACTCCCGTAGGCGGATCGTACAACCCTGGTCAGGGCTCGAAGCCCGGTGACCCAGGGACCGAGTATTCCAACGCGAGTTACCGAGGCTAATGTGTTTGACAACGACGAGGACTTTGAGGAAGAGAAGCCTGCTGGACCGCTCAACAAGAGTACCCATCGGTGGCTATTTGTAGCAGCCTTCCTTGAGGTCTTCGTTGACGTCTGCATGGCCTTTCACAAGCTTTTCTCTGTGGGCCGCGATGCAGCCCTACAGAAGTATCGTTTTGACAACGAGCGCCAGAAGTTCATGACTCAGGCGACTCAGGAGATCGAGAGACTAGTATCAGGAGAGTATGATGCCACCACCATCGAAGCCCGCAGCCGTATCGGGTCCCGGCCCGATGAGCAGACGGACTGATGGGGGACCAGCACAAGCCCTCATGGACCTTCCAGACGCTAGATACGGAGAGAACAGCCAGTTCCAGTCTCTCCAGCAGGGAGCCTCGCTCAGCGCGTCTCCTAGTCCTACAGGTCAGGGCTCTCCCGTTGACAGCCTACCTCCGAATCCAGCAGCAAATTCAGTCGTTCCATTCAGTGCTCCTTCAGGTAGACCTGATGAGCCTGTTACTAGCGGAGCGAGTCTTGGCGCTGGGCCTGACACTAGTGCGCTTGGTATTCAGCCGGGCCAAGTAGACCAGCAGGATGCAAGTAAGATCGCTAAGAGCCTGCCTATCCTAGAGATGCTGGCTAACCAGCCAGATGCTCTTCCGAGCACCCGGCTTATGGTCAACCTTTTGAAGGCAGGATCAGGATGACATCATGGGCAGCCCCAGTAAACGTTATGGGTAACGTGCTGGATAATCTACAGCAGAACCCCCAGGTAGCACAGATGATGCTTGGCCTTGGGCCTGCCTATGATATTATGAAGAACGTACCCATCGATCTTCTGGCAAACATTCCACATTACGAGAGCGAGGTAGACGGCCACAATGGCAAGTCCCCAGCTAGACCAAATGAACCCACTGGCAATGCCCCAGGACAGCCAGGTATCGGGTCCATCTAGCGCGCCCTCGTTTCCGGGCGCGATGCCCGCAAACCGTACCGACGCACAGATGCAGCTATCACAGATCGCTGCTGCACAGCAGCAGGCTGATCAGACTGCTAACCCACCGGACCAGTCGTCCGGAGATAGCGGTCATGGCTGGTCTCTAACCAATCCGTTCCAGGACATCGGCCAGATCTGGCACGATGTGGAGACCCACACGGTGTCTCCTGCTTTCCATGCAGCGCGTTGGGCGTATACCAATCTGGTGTCCCGCCCAGTATCTACTGTATTTCTGTACAACGCGCAGATGCCCTTCGGTGGCTCTCCACTCCCCTTCAGTGGGAGTCAGTGGAAGACTGCATGGGATGAGTCTGCTCACATCTCTCCGGGGCAGGCTCTAGTCATCGCAGAGAACAACAGCCCAATTGAGCAGCGCCTAACTAAGCCAGGCGACCTGCCAGCCTCCGCTGTTGCTCCTGGCCAGCGGTTCATTGATCCATCTGATCAGAATCAGATCGATGCAGTGTTCCGTCACAACAACACTCGCCTACACGCGGGTGTAAGCTTCCAGTCTGGTTTGGCTGACGCCCTTCTAGGGTGGTACGCAGATCCTACTTCTAAGCTGACCAAGGGAACCAAGCTTCTGAAGGACATCAAGGATGTCCCGATCTCTCGTGCAGATAATGCAGAGCAGGCGGCCCAGAAGCTAGCGTCTCCTAGAAGCCAGGCTTTTGATCAGTGGGCTGTAGGCAAGCCTATCAGTGTGCTCGCTGAGCACCCTCTGGTTAAGGGAACCTTTGGTCGTGCCAACCCGTATGCAAACAAGTTTGCTGCGCTGCTGGCAGGCGCCAAGGATGCTGACGAGGTCAATCTGATCCGCAAGATTGCTTACGATCTCGACCCAGAGATTCCACCTTCGTTGACTCAGGGTGGTCGTGATGCAGCGGGAACCACTGCGTCTTCCAGTGCAGCTTTTGACAAGCTGGCACAGAAGTCCGTAGATACGGCTATCCAGGCAAGCAATATGTTCGCACCTCTTGAGGTGAGTGCTAAGTGGGCAACTACCACAATGAGTGACGAAGAGAAGTCTGCATGGCTTCAGTCTGTTTCTCGTGTGAAGGCGCTAGCTGCACAGGAGATGCTGAACCTGAACCCAGATGATGTTCAGGCTCTTATGAAGCTCCGTGGAAGCGGTTTGTCCAACACTGCCACTACTGCTCTGACTAACAAGCTAGCAGAGCTACGTGGAACTCTCAAGTATACCAATACTCACGAGAGTGACATCATTACGACTATCCGCAAGTCGTACTTCAACCTACCTGTGCGCATCTACCAGGGATTGGTCGATAGGCCGCCTGGGATGATCAACCACAACGAGGATGATGGTATCGTATCGGCGCGATCTTGGCTGAACAAGTCCAACGTGCTGACTGCGGATCAGAAGGTGGATTATATCCAGCGCTACGCCAATGCCACTCCGGCACAGCGACAGCATGTCTGGAGAGACATCGAGAACGATGTCTACAAGAACGTAGGGGACAACTACGGTATCCCTGAGAACACCATGAAGCGCATCCTGACTACTACGCGCACCAGAACGCAGAATTATATTCAGCTTGCCCAGAGCAAGGCGTTCGGTGGAGTGAAGATTGGTGATGATGAGCACGCAGTATTTCCGTCCACGGAC